CCACTTTTAAAGGACCGCGTAGCCAATCCTAAGAAGATTGAATACAAGTACACTTTTAAAATGGAAGCTTTAAGACAATCACGTTTTAATCGTGATATGGCACAAGGCGCGTTAAATATTGATAGTTCAGAGTTCAATACGCAAGTACTACAACTTACAGCGCCCAAGACATCACAGGACGCACAACTTAAATTTTGGGCGGGCTTTTCAGCAGCTACAAAGACAGCAGTTGCAGCATTAACCGCAGGTGCAGGTCAAGGCTCTATAACCGCAGCCGCTAAGTCCGCTGTTGCCGCTTACGATGCTGATGCAGCAGGTGTAGACGGTGTACTTTCGAGAGTGCTATTTGATGAAACCGCTTTAGGTGAATATCGCAAAGTAACAGGAACAACTGTAACGGCTGCAAACATAGCAGCTGAATATGCTAAGATATTCGCAGCAGTTAAGCCAGAAAGCTTTGAAGCCGCTGAATTGCCAGTAATGTACGCACCATACGCACACAGACAACTAATTTTGATTGCTAACAATGCAGTAGGTGCATCACAGCAAATTAACTTTTTAGTTACAGGATCAGGCGCAGGTGAGGTAATATCTTACAACGGCGTTGTGATTGAGTTCGTGCCAATACCAGTTGGCTTTGTGTACGTAAACAGACCGAGCGTTATTTTCTTTTCAACTGATTCAACCGCTGACGTGGCTTCTTTTGAAACTGGAAAAGTAGACAACGATAGCGATGTGATGTTTGTAAGAACAATATACACACTAGACGCGACAGTAATGTCACAAGCTGACGGTGTGCTTTACGGTGGATAAATAAATAATAGGGCGTTGAAAATACGCCCTTTTTAAAACTTATAAAATATGTGTGTAACATTAGGTGGAAGCAGAAAATTAGCTTGTATATCAGGCGAAGCAGGAATACTAGCCGTATCGGTAGGAGTATATGATTCTGCAAACAGACTAGAAGCAACGGTAACAGGGGTTACTGAAATAGCAACGGCTTTCGGTTCAACAACTTTAGCAAGATTTGCTGTAAAATCTACAACTGCAAACTACGTAGAAAACGGCATAAGCGGTGGGGATAACAGAAGCAAGGGAGTTACTGGTAATTTGCCGATTATATTAAACGTACCAAAAGGCGATCTACTTAAAACGGTTTCAGATGTTAAGCATTTGCTAAACGGCGAAGTTGTTTTATTCATAGAGCGGAAGGACGGAACGGTTACGGTTGCTGGCTCACAGAACGGAGCTATGGCAATAACTATTGACGACCAAACAGGCGGGACCATCGGAGATTTAAACGGATTTACCGTTACTTTTCAGACCATGGAACCTGACTTTTCAAGGGAGTACTTGTTGACCTCGGCAGCGTTAACAGAATATGCAGCAGCAATTAAGGCGGTGGTATAATTCTGAAATACTAAACAAAAAGCCGTGCATCCGTACGGCTTTTTTTATACCAAAAAAAATGAAAGTACTTTTTTTAAATACGCCGTTAATTTTTTCATTGATTCCTAGAATTTACCCAACAGAAAATGATAATTTAGTTTTAAATTTACGCAAAGAAACAGGCAGCACAATTTTGAACCCTGCCTTTACTTTTACAGTGGGTCAAAAATTAGAGATTACAATAACAACGCAACCCGTTCAATTTAAAATTTTAGATAAATTTGAGTTTGAATTAAAAAGGGGTGAAGATATTTTATATTTAGGAAAAATACAAATTTTAAAAGAGGGTACAAGCGTACAAAATTTTAACTATGCCGAACAAAATGAAAGATTCACGTACAAATAAAGGACTGCAGACTTTTACGTTTGAAAATAAAGTTGAAAAATTTAGCGTTTACCAGCCTATTGACATAAAGCCAAGGGTAGGAATAGACTATATTTTAAACAGCAAAAACAACACAAACAACGCAAATTATATTACTTATAAAGACGCGTACGAAGATAGCCCAACAAACAGTTCTATAATTAACGACATACGCACGTACATGTACGGAGAAGGCTTAATTGACGAGGGCTTAGGAAATGTAAACCTAAAGCAATATATGTCACCAGAGGACGTATTATTGACTTGTAAAGACGATGGTATTTATGGCGGGTTTTCTGTACAGGTTATTTGGGATGAGCAAACAAAAACACCTTTAAAAATAAAGTACATTCCAATTTACAAATTAGGTATAAAATACAATCAATTATCATTAGAAGTTGAGGGTTACTGGTTTTCTTACGATTGGGATAATAAGCAAAGATACCGTCCAGAATTATATCCTAGATTTACGGGTCAATATACGGAAGGTCAAAATTTAGAAATACTACTTGTAAGACAACCAACAGCCGAGCCGTTTTTTGCCGTGCCAGATTACTTTAGCTGCATACCTTTTGCAAAGTTTGAAGGTGGCGTAGGAAACTACGCGGACAATTATATTAAAAACAGCGCGCACGATATTATAATAGTTAACTACAATCAAGGAAGGCAGGCTACACCAGAACTTGCAAGGTCAGAAGCTGAAAAGGTAAGGGACCGCGTAACAGGAACTGACAACACCGCAAAAGTAGTGGTATCATTTAACGACAGCATAGAAGAATCAGTAACATTTGACAAATTACCACCTAGCAACCTAAGCGAAAATATAACATTTTTTACAGAAGAAGCCGAGCGAAAAATTAAAGTCGGTCACGGAATGCCGAATATATTATTTAGTGGTAACAATCAAGGGGGTGGTTTTTCAAATAATGCAGACGAATATTCGATGGCTTTAAAGATATTTTATCGTAAAAAAATAAACCCAAGGCGTCAAAATTGGGTAGATGGAATTAAGCAAATAACCGACTTAATAGATGCACAGATTAAGCCGTGGTTTAAAGACTTTAAAGAAGAAACGGAACTAGATAATAATGATAATATAGCAAATGTGGTAAGCGTTGATAATTCATTAGTTAACGGCGATACCGTTTCACTGGATGAAAAGACTTTAGACGCGCAAGCTAGCCTTAAAGGTTCAGTCGGTGGAGTGCAAGCGTTGCTAGAAATACAAAATTCTTATAGTACAGGTACAACAACGTATGAAAGTGCTATTGCAATGCTAGACTTAATCTTTGGATATGATAAACCAACGGCAGTTCGCCTTTTAGGACAGCCAAAAATAGACACAACGATATGAAAATATGGCTAACAGAGAATGATATACCTGCATTGACAAGCTTTGCAGGTAATATTGACACGGACGCACTAAAGCCGTTTATAGTGATAGCGCAAACAAACGATATATTGCCAATTTTAGGAGTTGATTTATACAATAAAATAAATACAGATATAGAAAACGACACATTAAGCGGTCTTTACCTACAATTTTATGATAAATTTATAATATTTATGCTTGCGTATTTTAGTTGTTCGCACTATATAGCTATAAACAGCAGCCAGATAAGCCAAAATGGTATCATAAAACCAGAGCAAAGAACGGATTTAAGCGAAATTAACAGGCTTTCAGCACTTTACAATCAATTAGGAAATAATGTTTTTATACAATTCAAGGACTTTCTGCAATTAAACCCAGTTCCAGAGTACAAAATAGAAGAAGTAAAAAGAGAAACTAACGTAATTCAATGGTATTAACTTATGGCACAGGAAAATTTTAACGTATCACAGCCGAATGACGGACTAGGGGACAAACTAAGAGCCGCTTTTATAAAGGTTCAATCTAATTTTACCGACTTGTTTACTGAAAAAGTAGATAAAGAAGTTGGAAAGGGGTTGAGCGCAAACGACTATACAACAACTGAAAAAAACAAGCTTGCTAATATTGAAGATTTTGCCGAATTAAACGTACAAGCGGACTTTTTGCAGAATGATAACACGCAGGATGACTTTATTAAAAATAAGCCAGCAATACCAGTTTTGGATGACTATGTTTTAAACGGTGGTTACGCAGGAACAGCGCAGGATTTAGACGATGCAATAGAAGCGGGTGGTCAACTTGTAAAAGTAACAGAAAACGGTAAAACAGGTTACAGGCTTAAAGATGCTGACCCTGCAAACTATGGCGATATAGGTAATGATGCTGTAGATTTAAGTATTTCAGAAAGCGTAAGCACAACAAAAGGTGCGACAGGCGATTATTCACACGCATCAGGATTTATTACCACAGCAAGCGGTTACGCATCAAACGCAGAAGGAGAAAACACAACGGCAAGTGGGGATTATTCACACGCATCAGGGGTTAGCACAATAGCAAGTGGGGATGCATCAACTGCATCTGGCAATATCACAACAGCAAGTGGTCTTTTTGCAAAAGCATCAGGGGTTAGCACAATAGCAAGTGGGGATGCATCAACTGCATCAAACATACGCACATTTGCGCGTTCACTTGCAGAACATTCGGGGGGTATAAACGGCACGGATTACACACCACAAAGCGTAACAGGATTTGACCTTACAGACCGCTTAGTAAACTACGGCAACGGAGCAGATACAAGCAACCGTTCAGACGCGTACACGCTGTTTAAAAACGGTATGCAAAAGTTCTTTACGGCTGCATTAAACACTATTACAAACGCTGTTAAAGGCTCTGTAATGCTAGATGAAAACGCAAGGTTAAACATTCACGACGGCACCGCGTTTAAGGCTGTTGCGTTTAGTTCGGAAGTAGATGTTAAAATTTCTGGGTCAGGAACAACAAACAAACTAGCTAAATTTACTTCTAGTGGATTGGTTGGTGATAGTGCGATTACAGAATTAGCTAATAGAAACGTAGGGATAGACCAACCCACACCAACAGAAAAACTAGACGTTGTAGGCAACGGTAAGTTTAGCGGTACGGTTACAGCAGGCGAAGACATAAGCGCAAACGGTTTGACAGTAGGGCGTGGTGGCGGAAATATTTCGAGCAATTCCGCAAATGGATTAAGTGCTTTGCGAAACAACACAACAGGAGGTAATAACACGGCAAATGGTGCATTTGCTTTGCAGTCAAGCACAACGGCAGCTACTAACACTGCGATTGGTGCAAGTTCTTTGAGACACAACACGTTAGGCGGTGGTAACATTGCAAACGGTGTAAATGCAGGACGTTTTATAGGCGACGGTTCAAACGCAACAAATGTAAGCACTTCAGTGTTTTTAGGTACTGACACTAAAGCACTAGCTAATAGCCAAACTAATCAAATAGTTATAGGACACACGGCAATAGGTGCAGGTTCAAACACGGTAACACTAGGTAACACTGCAATAACAAACACTATATTGAGAGGTGCGGTGTCATTTGCACAATTCACAACAGCAACAGAACCCGCCTACCTTAAAGGAGCGCAATTCTTCAATACTACATTAGATAAAATGAGAATAGGCGGTGCTACCGCTTACGAAACAGTAACAAGTTCATAAATAAAAATAAAAATTATGTCAAAATTTACAGAAACCAGAACACCATACGAATTTTTAGTACGTTGGAATCAGGACAGCACTATATCAGGCGCACACGTAGGCTTTTTAGACACCGTTTTAAAAGATGGTGAAGTACTAACGCAAAAACAAAACAACGTTCAGAGCGTTGCGCTAGGACTGCAAGATGGCTTTCCTTTAAGCGATGTGTTAGAGCAAGTATTAATAGATGCTTTGCTTTTAATAGAAACTTTACAAAGTGATAACACAGCTTTAAAATCGGAAGTAGAAACTAAGGACAAAGAAATAGCAGAACTTGAAGCCAGCGCAACGCAAGCAGCTAAAGAAATACTAGACCTGCAAGAAGCAGCAACAGAAAAAGAAGCACAGCAAGACGATGCATTAGAAATGTAACCAATAATATTTTAAAAATGATTGATTTGATTAAGAACCACTGGGATAATATTTTCCTAGCACTAAGCGCAGTTGCCGCATGGTTCACAGGACGTAAAATACAAGCATCCACAAACAAAGAAGCGGAAGCCAATGCCGTTGGTGTAGAACTGCAAAACCTAAAAACCGTTCGTGAAGTTGAAAAGCAACTTTTAGAAGATATGCAAGAAAACGTTACTAATTTACTAGCAATTAATACCGAATTAAAAGGTATAATCAGTCAGTTAGAAACGGTTATAAAAGAATCAAAAGCGATCATCGCAAAGCAAAACAAAGAGATAGCAAGGTGTAAAAAATTATGAAACTAACCAGAAACTTTAGCAAATCAGAATTTGACAGTAAAGACGGTGCGCTTATGCCGTCAAAAGTTTTGCACAATATCAAAATACTAGCCGAGCAACTGCAAGAACTACGCGACTATTTAAACAAGCCTATAACAATAAACAGCGGATATCGCAGCCCAAAGCATAACCGTTTAATAGGTGGCGTTAAAAACAGCCAGCACGTGCTAGGAATGGCAGCCGACATAAGTGTGGAGGGATTAAGCAGTAAAAAGGTGCACGAAGCCATAGAGATATTAATAATAGACAAAGCAATGTTACAGGGCGGTGTAGGTTTATACCCTACTTTTGTACACTATGATGTACGACTAAAAAAGGCAAGATGGTAAAAAAAATAACACTTATAATATTTATTTTTGTTCTAATTTCATGCGGGTCTAAGAAAAAAGCCGTTGACAAACTAGAAACGGAAACAGAAACCCAGGTTGCAAAAGATATTCAAACCAAAACCAAAGACGTTGTAAAGGTTATGCAAGTAGATAAGCAAACAAACGATGATTTTACAGGCGAGGTCGCGGACGTAAGCCAACCCGCAACAATCACAAAGCAAGGTAATAAAACAACGTTTACTAATTTTAAGCACGTTAAAACGGCTGCAAAGATAGCAGATACACAAACAGACACGAAGCAAGAGATAACGCAGCAAATCGAAGATAAAACGGTAACAACGGCAAGCGTTGAGGTAAAAGCCAAAAGTAAAGACGTAGAAATTAAAAAAGGCTTCCCCTGGTGGATACTTATTGTGGTAGCCGCTTTGGTTTTTATTGTTCACAATCACTTAAAAGCTTGGAAAATATTATCTTTTTTCCGATAAACTTTTTTAGTTTACTTTTACAGAAACAAAACAAAACACCATGAAAGTAAGATTAACAAACGAGTACGCGCTCGCTTTAGGGCTTGCGTTAAAGCCTTATACAGGCAACGGAAACCCAAGGTACTACCTGAACAGCCGAAAAGAAAGACTTTATTTAGAGATTAAAAACAAAGGCGTTGTAGAAGCGTGTGCAAATGTCGGCGCTGATCCTGCAACCGCACCAATGCTTTGGCTCAAAACAAAACAGGAAAGCGTAAGGGTAACCAATCCGCTATTTATTAAGCCAGAAATAAAACAGGAAATGCAGCACGTAAAAGAGCTGCATGAGTCATTTATAAAAGAAGCAAAACAATACGCTTTTATTTACCCAAAGTTTACGCGTGAAAAATCTAACGAAAACCATTGCTTAGTATTCGATGCAGCGGATATTCACATAGGTAAGATTTGCAGTAGTTTTGAAACAGGCGAGACATATAACTCACAAATAGCCGTACAACGCGTTAGAGAGGGCTTAAAAGGCATTATACAAAAAGCAAGCGGCTACCATATAAACAAGGTGCTATTTATTGCAGGAAATGACATTTTGCACGTAGACAACGCACGCGCTACCACTACAAGCGGCACGCATCAGGATACCGACGGCATGTGGTATGACAACTTTATAATGGCTAAGAGGTTGCTAGTGGAAATTATAGAAACGCTGCTAACTATTGCTGACGTTGAGGTTGTTTACAATCCAAGTAATCACGACTTTACTCACGGTTTTATGTTACTCGATAGCGTTTCTAGTTGGTTTCACAACTGCAAACAAGTAAATTTTGACAATGATATGCGACACCGCAAATACACGGTTTACGGAAATAACCTTATCGGTACTACGCACATGGATAGCGCTAAAGTTGACAAATTGCACGGCTTAATGGCAGAGGAAGCGAGCGAGTTTTGGCACGCCTGTAAGCACCGTTATGTTTACGGACACCATATACACCACACAAGTGCAAAAGA